GGAGCTTTCGCGCAAACCCTTGGCGTACCTGTCGACCAGAACAAACTCGGCCGTTCGGAAGAGTACAACGCAATCCTTGCCCAGCAAGTCGCGAAGGTCCTGACCGCTGGTAACGGTGTCGGCCGCTCGATGACGGACGAAGACCGCAAGCGCTTTGAGCAGCAATTCCCGCAACTGGTCAGCACACCGCAAGGCCGTCAGCAGATCATTGGAATGCTTCGGAACAGTGCGGCACAGGATCTTCAATACGCGAACCAAGTCGAAACCAACCTTCGTAAGAACTACCCCGAGGCAGCTCGCCTGTGGGACGTGGCTCCGACGAACGTCGGCTTCCCAACTCCGGCAAATGCCGGGGGTAGCGGCCCTGGTACACCGATCCCCCTTGACCAGTACCTGCAAAACTTCGGAGGTCGATAATGCCTGTCGTGAAAATGCCCGATGGGCAACTGGTGGATATGCCGGATAACCCTACGCCGCAGCAACAAGCGGCGTTGCGCGCGATTCTGTCAAAGGGGGCTACGGCCCCTGCGGCCCCTGCGAAGGAAGAGCCGTCAAGTCTTGGGGAAGCGGCGCGAGTCGTCGGGAAGTCGATCTATGGAGGGCTGACTTCCCTCCCCCGGTTTGTTATGCAGGCAGGAGATTGGCTGGAAGAGAAGATGCCGACACCGGACTGGACGAAAACCCCAATCCCGGGTTACGAGCAGATCACAGCAGTTGATAAGTCTATTCGACAGGCAGTTGAGCCTGAGACGAAAGCAGGGAAAGTTGTCGGGAATGTTGGAGAGGCCGCTGTCGGCGCGCTTGCAAGTCCTGGTGGGCTGGCTGCTCCAATTCGCTCTGCCATCATCGGCGCCAGTTCCGGGGCAGGGAGTGAGGCGGCTGCCGCTGCGTTTGGTGACAATGCCCTGACACGAGTCGCTGGGGGCTTAGCCGGTGGTCTAACTGGAGGCCTTGTCACAGCCGCGAAAACCAATCGCGGAACGCTAGCGCGCGAAGCCCTTGCCGATGCCCGTCCAGAGGACCTTGCGGTTGCAGTCGAACGAATGAAGGTGGCACGTGATGCGGGTATTCCGATCAACCTCAGCCAGGCCATGCCGCGAGCTTCGAACATTGACGCTTACGTGGATGCGCTGGCAAACAGCAAGCATGGACGAAATGTCACCGAACAGCTACGCAAACAGCCTCAGCAAATCGCTTTCGGAGCTGAAGAGCAGATGGCTAACCTACCTGGGCAGATTCGTATGCCACAGGTCTTGGCAAACAATGCGCAGGAAGCGGCAACATCAGCAATCGACGCTGCAAAACGTGCACGGACAAATGCCTGGCAAAAAGCCTACGACGACGGACTGCTGCAATCCGGACAGTTAACGGTTCCGCAAGAAGCTGTAGCAGCGGCCTACCAGAAACTCGGAGACCTTGCGGCTTCCGTTCCGAATACTTCGAAGGCGAAAATGTTAGAGGATATTCGTGGAAGGCTGCTGACCGACGAAGGTTTCATTACGGAACCACTGCAACTGAATGAAATCCTTAAAGACGCTGCAGGCCGGCTGAAGCCTGTGAATCTTGCGACAAGCGGGTTGGATGCCGGAGCGGCAAAGTGGGTTGGGAAACAAGTCAGCGCTTTGCGGGATGACTTCGGTGCAGCCTTTGAGCCGATCCAAAAAGCCAATGCTGCCTACCAAGCCGCTACACCTGCAGTAGACGCTATGAAAAAGTCTGTTGTCGGGCGAATTGCCGGACGGGCTGGGGCTCAGGACGCCCTTGAATCCCCACAGACAAAACTGTTCAGTGTGTTTGAAAAGGGGACCACTCCTGGCGCGACTTCCTCCGAAATCCTGACTCTGGAAAAGGCCTTCCGTCAAGCCGGGCAACCGGAAGTTTACCAGGACGCGGCGAAATCCTGGCTTGCCGGGAAGGTTTCCACCGCGCTTAAGTCTACCGACAATCGAATGCCTGACAACATTGGCGAACGACTGCGAGTTGCCTTTGGCGACCCGCGACAGCTTGACCAGACCTCCAAAGGGTTCGAGGATGCGCTTGCCGGCCTTGCACGATCACAGGGCGCACCCGAGGCGCAGTATGTCAAGGGATTCAAGCACTTCATGGAGATTGTCTCCGATGCGGCACGGCGTCCTGGAAGTGTTCGCGGCGTAACCCCAGGGGAGGTGAAGGAAATGGCTTCCGAAGGTGTGTTCAAACGCCTAGGCCAAGTCTCCGTAATGACCCCCATTCGACAGCCTGCACTCAAATGGGCCAGCTTCCTAGAAGCAGACGCGCTCAGTACAATGGACAAGCTCTTGACAACGCCCGAAGGAGTCGCTACACTGGTAAAACTTGGAAAGCAGCCTCCGAAGAGTCACGCTGCGGTGACAACGATGGCGACGTTCCTGGGTACTAATGCCGCAGTGCAAGGCGGGGAACCGAATTCCCCCGGCATTACGGCGGAATAATACCACGGAGAAATTATCATGGCACTTAACGGAAACGGAAGCTACTCGCCGCCTGCGCCGCAGTTCCCTGCCATCCCGAATACGATCATCTACGCGGATGACTTTAACCAGATCATCCTGGACATTGCAACAGCGATTTCCACCGCGATTTTCCGGGACGGGCAGGCGGCTTTTACAGCCAATCAGTCTATGGGCGGGCACAAGCTCACGAACCTAGCCACAGGGGTGAATGCCAGTGACGCAGTGAATTTTGGTCAGGTATTTGTAAACCCTTCCTTTACCGCAGATACAGTTACTGGGGTAGCGGTAACAGGTTCCGCATTCACAGTTACGGTTACTCTGCTCGATGCCTCTGGTTCCACCACGGTTAGCCTTCCAGCAGATACCTCTATCGGTACGGTAAGTGCAGCGGAGATTGCTTATCTTGACAGTGTTACGTCCCCTATCCAGACGCAACTTAATGCGAAGGCGAATTTGACCGGCGGGAACACCTTTACCGGCGTACAAGTTCTGACAGCGGATCTCGCTTCTACTTCAGTGGGTGTTACGCAAACTCTTGGAGACAGCTCTCCCAAACTTGCGACCACAGAGTTCGTAGCCCTTACTGCAATGTCCGCAGCTCTCCCCGCGCAGACAGGGAACGCGGGAAAGTTCGTGCAAACGGACGGGGTGAATGCGACCTGGGAACGCGTAGCACCCGCTGTGCAATCACAGGCTTACTTTTTTGGACAACTTGGTTAAGGGAGGCTTAGATGGCTTCAGGTAAACTTGGTACGGCGGATCTTGTTGCCGCTACCGTCACATTGCTCTACACTGTTCCTGCAAGTACGTTGGCAATTTGCAACGTCCGCTTTGCTAACAGGAATAATGTCGAGACGGAGATTCGTCTGGCAATCGGCACTGGCGCGAATCCAGCTGCCGCTGATTACCTTACATATGACCAGACCCTTCCAGCGAATGGTATTATCGAAGAGATGGGCATTGTTTGCTCGGCAGGGGAGAAGATCTGGGCACGCGCAGTGCTTGCGAATGTCACTGTCCGGGTTCATGGATATGAGGAGGCTGTATAATGGGACAGGTATCGAGTAACCTGCAAGTTGTGCAGGAGATTCAAGGGCAGTTGAGCACTACAGTACGCCCCGCAGGGTTCCTTGGAATCTTCGGGAAGGGACTGTGGCGTGTAATCTCTGCTAGCGAGACTTTCATTGCCCCTGCCGCGAAGTTGCGGGTAAGGGTACTTGGGGGCGGTGGTGGTGGGTACACTGGCGGTGGCGGTGGCGGTGGCGGTGGCGGTGGCTATGCTCATGGTGTCTTTGATGTTACCCTTGGAGCTTCCTACACCGTTACGATTGGTGGCGGGGGTTCTAGCGGTTATCCCGGATTTGCTGGTGGCACTACCTCTTTCGGAGCACTTATCTCTGCAACAGGTGGTGCTGCAGGAACCGTGGCTGCCGGAGCAGCTGGAGGCACAGGGATTGGCGGTGACTTTCAAGCTTCCGGCGGTGCTGCGGGTGCGACTGCAGGAAGTGGTGGTGGAGGGGCTGGGAGCCAACTAGGTGCTGGCGGGAGTACCACTGCTGGTGCCAGTGGAGGGGGCGGCTGTGGTGGGCGGAGCTATGCCGATTCCGGCGGTGGCAGTGCCTTTAATAATGCTAACAGTGCGCTTGGCGCTGAAAACATTCTAGGAGTTCCTGCAGCTGCCGGAGCCTCAGGAGACAGTAATCCTATCAATGCTGTCATTCGATTCCCCTTCGATGGGTTTGTTGGTGGTGGTGGCGGGTATGGTTCCAGTGTTGCGGGTGGTGTTGGTGGAAGTGGTGCTGGCGGGGGCGGGGCTGCTAACGCGGCAGCTGGTGCTGGTGGGATTGGTGGCGGCGGAGGCGGTGCTAGCAATGGCGCTGGAGGAGCTGGCGGTCTAGGAGCTGGTGGTGGGGGCAGTACTAACACCACCGCAGGTAATGGTGGCAAGGGTCTTTGCATTGTGGAGTGGTAAGGAGAATATCATGAAAAAAGCTTGGGTTGAGGATGGTAAGATTCGTGATCTTTGCGAGGGTGATCCGCAGGAATTGTTTCACCCTGACATCGCTGGCTATTATGCTACTATTGTACCTGACTTCGTTGTTACTGGAGCTACTTGGGACGGTGCTCAGTGGGAAAATCCCCCTCCTGCTCCCCCTCCTGCTGCTGCCGCTTTGATCCCTCTCATCGGCCCGATCGCGTTCCAGATGCTCTTCCACGTTGAAGAACTGGTCGCCATTGACGCTGCCAAGGAAACTGATCCTGTCGTCAGGATTTTCTGGAATCTGCTCAACGACCCACGAACTGATGTTGTTGACCGCAACCTGAAGACAGTCCGGGACGGCTTGCACTACCTCGAAACCAAAGACTTGATCGGCGTCGGCCGTGCCCAGGAAATTTTGACCGGAGAGGTTGCAAAGTGAAAGCCTACGGTTACCGTGTAGCAGTAGCTATCGACCAGCTCTTTAATACGCTGCTCAACGGCGATGAGGACGAAACGATTAGCAGCCGAGCAGCCAAGGCACGTTTGAAAGGAAAGCGCTGGGGCTGCACCCTTTGCCGGTTCTTGGACTGGCTTGACCCGAATCATTGTGCCAATTCCATTGAACCTGACGAAGGGGAAAAACTAAGTGAGCGAAGAAACCCAAACCTGCGCAGCCGACTGCCCTCTGCTGAATGATACTGCGATTGAGCAGATCGCGGAGAAAGCGGCGGAAAAGGCTATTGAGAAACTGACAAACCACGTTTACCAAGAAGTCGGACGAAGCGTGATTTCGAAGTTTGTTTACATCATCGGGGCCTGTTCATTGGGCTTTTATCTTTGGTTGAAGTCGAAGGGGGTGATCTGATGCTGCCTGTTGTCGCGGGGCTAGTGGCTCAAGGGCTCAACCTTGTCGGAAATGCCGTGCTGGCGAAGGGCAAGGAATGGGTTGAAGAAAAAACGGGGGTGAAGCTGGCTCCGGATATGTCGCCGGAAGAGCTAGCGAAACTACGGCAATACGAGCTGGAGCACGAGGAAGAGCTCCAGCGGTTGCAACTGGAAGAAAACCGACTGACTTACGAAGACACAAAGTCGGCGCGGGATATGAACACTCGAATCAACGAGTCCTCGAATGCGACTTGGCTGTCGAAGAACGTTCCGGCGATCCTGGCTTTGGTGGTGATTATCGGTGGCGGGATTGTGCTGACCACGACGAGTCAAGCCGATGTTCGCACAGCAGTTGTCGGGTTGATGACTTTGGTTCTTGGGTTTTACTTCGGTACGTCGAGTTCCAGTCGGAATAAGGACGCTACGATTGAACGGCTGACTGGGGGTGCGAAATGAGCCTCGTTAAGGAACAGGCAGAATTCCTGCTCGACGCTTGCGCGTTGGTGGCTTACGCTACTGAGCAAGGGTTTGTTGTCACTGGCGGCGAACTGATGCGGCCTATCGAAATGCAGCAACTGTACGTCAAGTCCGGTCGGTCGAAGACAATGGATTCGCAGCATTTGAAACGGCTGGCCATTGATCTAAACTTTTTCAAGGACGGCAAGCTCGTTCAATCCCGCGAGGAGCTTAAGCCGCTAGGCGACTGGTGGGAAGCGCGGGATGCGAAGAATCGTTGGGGCGGGAACTGGCGGGGGCTGGTGGATTCGGGGAAGAGCCGGTTTGTAGACTGCCCACATTTCGAGCGGCAAAGCTAACCGCCGACCCCGCATTACCTTACCCCGGTAGGCATTGGGGGTCGGGTGGCAAGGTAAAGCCCGGCTGCGGCCCGAGAAACCGCATTGCCGGGCATTTTTTCGACCTCATGCAACCGCCCGTTCCCCGCGTCCAGCATTGTTGCTCGCAGTAGGTAACGCCTCCGCTGCTTTCAGCATGACAACACTGCCGGATTGCTCAAGCTTGACATACCCCGCGCGGATACACCCTGCCAGCACATCCTCAAAATCCCGCATGGAAGGGAAGTAGGAATGGACATAGCGATAAGCTTCGTGGTATGGGACGGCGGTTTTGCTGTGAACAAACCAGACCAAACGCTCCGCGTAGAGGGCAGTCTCGGACTTACCGATCTTCGAAAACACGAACGACATGTCTGGTTCAAGGTCCGTCACCATCTGATCGGCGATGGTCAAGTGCTCGGCAGTAATAATCATCTGGTCACTGGACGAAGCCGCGAGCACCATCGCAAGCTTATGGATGTGGGTTTGCTTGCGCGCGATGTAGCCGCCAAAGCGGTCGTCGTCGAGTGTTGCAGACCTGACGGTGTAATGGCGATGATACCAAGACTCTCCCCAGGTCACAGCATCCGGCGATAACTTATACTCCCCTGTCAGTGTTCCGATGTGGGCTAAGTCCTCAACAAGCTTCTCCGCCATTGCGTCGAGATTACCGGGGACTCGCAGCCCAGGATAGGCCACATACTTTGCCTTCTGGTCAGCATACACGAAAATGCAACGGGAAGTGAAGCCGCCGCCGATCATGTACTCCGGGAAGTTGCCTGCAATCCACGAAGGTGTGGTGCAGGCGATAAGGTTAATCCACGGATTCTCGATGCTGTCGTTGCCGCTGTGCTTGGTCTTTTTCTCAAACGTGCCGGGCTTGCCATCCCATAGAGCGACGAGCAAGTCCACCATGTCTTTGTCCTGCGGGTTGAGGAGGTTCCCGAACTCGGAGGATTCAAGCGTGAGAGCACTCATCGGATGGAGGGCTTCCTGGTACTCGAAACCTTCCGTAGCCTCGGCGAAGGCGGAAACGAGTGCTGGCCATGTCACAACATCCGGGCCGAACTTGATGCCGGGGACTTTTCTGAGCAGGCTCATGCCCACCCCGGCGGTTGTCGACTTGGACACGATTCCCGGTGGTGCCACCAGCACGATGTAAAAGTTCGGATACCACTTGAAGTAAGCTTGGTCAATCCAAACCTTCCGACGTAAAGCCCCAGCGATTGCCGAGACTCCCGTCCAGAAATACATATGCCGAGGGGCTTCCCCGTAGGAAGCGTATTCCATGAAAGCAGTGAGCCAATCTGCATGATTCCGCATTAACTGCAGCTCCCTGATAAACGAATTACTTTTTGTTGTTTGTCTATATCTATTAAAAAAGTATCTGTCCAATTTGTTCCTGGGTAATAGGAATCATCACACAGTAAAATACTGTATGTTGGGTGTTTTATTATAGCAACTATAAGTTGCCAACTTGTCCATGTACGCATCATTCACAATCCCCCCAGCTAAGATTTGAAGTTTTAACCCCGACTGGAATAACCAGCGGGTCGCCGGGGTAGGGTAGCTCGATCTCGGCTTTTGACACGATCTGCTTCACAGCCCAGTCACCGAGGTGAGTCGGGAATTGACCGGCCAAGCTGTCGTGCACCTGAAGGAGCACCTGAACATCCGGCAGTTCTTCATAGATTTTGACATAGGCACGATTGATAAGACAGGCCACAGTGGATTGCGGAATCCAGGCAGCTGCCTGGTTGAAGATCGTGCCCTCGATCCGGTCGAAGAAATAGCAGCGATAACCGAAAACGTTCTGCACCATGCGACGCTTGTAGACTTGGTCTTTCAGATCATCTTGCCACTTTTTGATCTTTGGGAATCGTCCGAAATACCACTTTTGAGTCTTCTCGGCTTCGTGAACCCCAAGCCCCAAGCGTTCTGCGAGACCCTTAGCAGTTCCAAGGTAGTTTGTTCCATGAGCGAAGGACTTGAAGGTTTGGCGTCGAGAGTCCTTTTTGGTGATGGTGCGATCATTGTAGAATTCTTTGGCAATTTCGGTGTATGGGTCGAGACCTTCCTTGAGCATGGCTTTGAACTCCGGCTCGTCCGACTCCCACACCACGATGCGGAGGTCAGCAGAGGACAGGTCAATGTCGAAAAAGGTCATCCCGGGATCGGGGATAAACAGGCTGCGGACGTTGGGGAGTTCGAGTTCATCGTCGCCACCTCCCTTAGGGATGTTTTGGAGGTTGAGGCCGGAGCCGAAGGCGTTTTTGGAAGAGGAGAAACGGTAAGTTTCAGTCCCGCCGATGTTGAAGCTGCAGCGCATACGCCCGTCAATGTCGAGGGGAGCATTGACAAAGGTTGATAGGAATACACCAAGGCTTCGCAACTCCGCAATCTTTTTGGTGACTGGCAAGAGCAGTGGTTCGCGTTCAGCAATCTTTCGGAGAGCTTCGTCGTCACAAGTCACTCCGCCAGTTTTGCGGGAAAGTATCGGCTTCTGCCCAAGCGTCTCGTAGAACATCCTTTTCATCTGGAGTGGGGACTTGATGTTAAGAGGCTCACCGAGGGTGTCGATTAGCCATTGCTCACGCTTAGCAATTTCATCCATCAGGGACATGGCGAAGTCGGATCGGGAACTGGTGTCAACGCGCAGGCCACGGTTCATGGACTCAAGTACCGGCCAGAACAGACGTTGCTGGAAGTCGTGAACCTCACGCAAACGCATCTGGTCGACGGCGGCTTGTTGGGCGGTATCGACCTCGAAAGTGATAACGGCGTCCTTGCAGTTGTACGTCCACAACTGATCCTCGCCTGTTTTAGCATCCCACTCCTTACCTTCGTCTTTCCAGTACAGGTGGTGCTCACAGTACATTGAAGAAAGGAAGTCCAGACCCTTTTGCAAGTTCGAGAACAGCGTGTGCTGGGTGAGCATGGTGTCACGCTTAAGGCGGGGGAGGAAGTGCATATGCCGCCAGAAGTACTGAGCATCGTAGGAGAAGTTCTGGCCGATGACTTCGCAGTTGGGGTGGGTTAGGAGCTGATAGAGGGCGAAGGCTATTTGAGTTTCCTGTTCGATAGGCCAGTAACCTTCTGGACGTTCTACGCACATAAGTGGCAAGCAGATGGCGTCGCGGTCAGACCAAGCAAGGCCTATACAGGCAATATGCCCTGCCCGAGTTTCAATGTCTACAGCGATCTTTCCAGGACGCTCACAAACTTGCTGATAGAGCTGATGCAGCACAGTGACTGCGGTAGAATAATCCGGGCGGATTACGTGGTTGTAATCCGGGCGGATTACTTCCCGAAACTTCGATTGACTGGCCGCGCGGCGCAGATCGTGAATGGCGATCTGACGCCAAGACCACTGGCGAAGGATTGATGCCGGATGGTAGGCTGGAACGACTTTCGGCTTATAGTCAAGTGCCAGTTCAAGATCACACTCCATCACACTACCGCGCCAGGATGTAATCCCCCATGCACCTGTCAACGCCCACAACGCCACGTTGCCGAAGGCAATGATGACGTTTGGCTGGCACATCTCGATTTCGCGCTTGAGGAGTTCGAAGCCATCACGGACAGCTGGCAGGACGAATTTGTCGCGCATCATGATATGCTGGGCGGATATGTCGGATTTACGCTGAGCGATGAAGGAGCTGACGTCGTTGCCAGGGGGTCGGACGCGAACGACGTTTGTGATGAAGCATTCGGAACGCATGATGCCCGCTTCCTGAAGCATCTTGGACATTTCCTGCCCGGAGAAGCCGACGAAGGGCTGGCCTTCGGCGACCTCCCGTTCCCCAGGGGCTTCACCAACGATCATGATCTTGGCTGGGCAGGGGCCGGTTGGTCGGATTTGCATGGTTACTTACCTCCGCATTGGTTATCGACTTGTCTGCTTTCCAGTTCGATGAGCAGGTCGATGAAATGGCGAGCTTTTTTCAAGTCCTCAATACCGTTTTTCTTTTTCCAGCGAGACACATACTTAATCACACAGCCTTCAAAATACCCAAGTTTATTGGTATGGATATACTCAACAGGCTGGATAGGCATGTCCTTGTAATGGTTGCCGCCTTCTTGAACTGTCAATGCTGTCATTTCACACTCCCAGGTCAATACCGAGTTGGTCGTTTTGCTTGATTTCGGTCAAGCGGCGCATGGAGAAGGCATAGTACTCCGGGTTCATTTCCAAGCCCGTCGCTTCGCACTGGTAGGTGTGCGCGGCAGGGAAGATCGGGCCGGTTCCGGCGAAACAGTCGATGACCTTGTCACCTGGGCGGACGCTGCGCTGGAGCAGGTTTTGGTACAGGGCGACAGGCTTCTGCGCGCCATGTGACATATTCTCATCGCCGGTGGTGGAGATTACGTCAGGATAGATATGGGTGACAGGTTTCTTGCCCTTGATAGCGTAGAGCAGGATTTCATACTGGCGACGCGGCCCTTGGTCAGGCAGCGGGACGCGGCCGGAGTTGATCTTGTGGCAGATCAGCGGAGTGCGGAAAACGTACCAGCCAGCCTGCTCCATGTAACGCTTCAGTTCGTGGAAGCGGTCAATGTCACAGAAGACGTAAGCATGGGCTTGTGCCTTGGCGATGGTGAAGGTCAGCGGGCACCACGCCTGCATGAGCTTTTGCCAGGACTCGTAAGAATCGTCGTAGTGATGCTCGATACCATCGAACTTACCACCACCGTCACCGAAGTCCTGTGCGCCCATACCATAGGGAGGGTCGGTGAGGATCACATCGAACTTTCCAGCATTCGCCGGGTCTGACATGTATTCGAGGCAGTTGATGTTGAGGAGGGTATGCTTGTCGGCGTTGAAGGATGCACCGACGACCTTAGCCAATTCAATGTTACGGTCACGTTCCTCTTGCCGCTTGAGGATTTTGAAAGCTTCGTCAGCGGATTTGGCCTTGGCGATGGCAGGGTTGTCGAGGTGCTTGGCGACAATGATTTCCTTCCGCACGGTGTCTTGATAGGAACCGTCACGGCGGCCAGTGAGTTCCTCGGCAGTGTCAGCGATAGTGTGGGCTGGTGTAGCGGGGGTTTCGGCTGTTGGCAAGGTGTCAATTACCTCAGCGCGCTTGGCTTCTTTCTGCATCGTGCGGAGGGAGTGGAGACGCGCAACGGCGGCAGCGTGTTCCTGCCAAGTCAAATCCCGACGCTTGAGGTTTTCGTCGAGTTCGGCTTCCTCGGCTTCGAGCAGGGTCAATTCCCCGATGTTGGTGAAGGGGACGATGCCGTCGGCAAAGACCTCGCCATTGTGCTTGAACGAACCGCCAAGTTCGAAGATTTCGCTAATGGCTTTCAGCCGCCGCTCGCCGGCAACCAGCACCCAGGAGTCACCTTCCCGACGTAGGACTGGGGGGTGGAGGAGCTGCCCGTCTTCGATGGAGTTCTTGAGTTCCTGCAAGGCTTCGGGGTCGAATTCCTGCCGCTGACGCTCGGGCTTGATGATGATTTCGGAAAGCTTAATGGTGTGCATGGTATAACTCCTATGGGTTTGAGGCTGGTTGAAAATCGGGGCGAAAACCGGGCGCAAAACATCCCCGGCGCGGGGGCAGATCGGGCCGCCACGGCGTTTTCTTTGCGGGGATGGGGTTTGGTATGGCCGGGGTCAAGACAACGCCGATTGCGTTATCGTCTTGATGGTTAGGGAAACTGGCAGCAGACACGGGCAAATGCCTTTCGTGTTAGTATAGGTTGGCAAAAGAAAAGCCCCCGAACAGGCACGACAGGCAAGAATGGGAGGGGGACTTGCACTTGCCGGGGCTCATCCTGTCGGGGGCTTAAGGAAGAGCGTTCACGTTAGAGTTGCCAGACAGTAGCTGGTCACTGGCTCTGCTACTTTCGCTTCTGGAGGCTACTGAAAATCGCTCGACCAGCTTTTGCGAACGCCCTTGCTTAAGACGCCCCGTATAGCCGGGGCCACGCTTGAAGCCTAACGGCGATTAGCCGAGCTTCGCCACGCCCTTGACTTCAGCATAGATGTTCTCACCGTCGATGCGGTGGCTGACATTGACCTTCGCCACGCGACCAGCGACCATTGAGAAGCTGAACGGCTGGCCGGGAACGTTGAGGCCGATGGCTTCGCGCAGACGGCCCAGGCCAATGTTGCGGCCCTTGCCCATGTCCAGACCACCAGAATCGGTAATGTCCAGCATGATGCCCTGACGCACGGTGACCTTGTCGCGGCCCAGGAGTTCTTTCACGGTGGCGTCATCGACGCTCCAGGTAATGTCCAGGGTCAGGCCGGACTTGGACGGATCTTGCTTGGACTGCCATTGACGGCACTTGACTTCTTCTGCCACGGCAGTGTATTCGCCGACGGGTACGGGAATCGACTTGGTGTCATTGGAATCGGTCACTTGCATGTCGAGGAATTGTTCGGGATTGAACATGGTAAGGCTCCTTAAAAAGGTTGATTGAAGTGAATGGGACTGGCTAAAAACCGCGCTTTACAATCAGTCCCCAATCGTCATGCGCGGGAAATTCAATGGTATGGGGTATGCTACAGCATGTCAATGACTTTTGGCAAAGTCTTAGACCACGCCCCCACGAGCCTTCCATTTCGCCACAATCCCTGCGAAGGTCGGCGGGTTGTCGGCCTTGATTGGGAGGTTACGGGTTTTGAGGTCGGCTTGCACGTTGGCAGTGTCCCAAGTCCATTTGTCACCCTGACGGACGCTGAGGATAACATCAGAGAACATCGGGGGGATTTTCGGAGCCAGGGCACGGCCAAGGGTGGAGACGGTAAGCTTGACCCCGCCGAGGATCATGTCGGTTTCGCGCTCAACGTGGGCCAGCAGGACGAAATGGCAGGGGCAGGCATCGCAAAGCATACGGAGGAGCTTTTCGACTTGGTCTTGGGCGATACCCCAATCGCTTTGGGACTTAACAGCTTTCCCGCCGACAACAAGGGACATGGCGCATTGACCGAGGCCTGTCATACCGTCGATTACCAGTACGCGGGAAGGTGTCCAAGAGTTCACTGCGCCGAAAGTCTTGCCCGAACGGTCGCAGGGGAAGTCGTTGAGGGCTTTGAGGAGTTCGATGAAACGGTTGTGCTTGGAACGGTTGGGGTCGGCCATCTTTGCAAGGGAGTCCAGTGACAGCGTGTTGATCTTCTGCGCGTTGTCGAGGAGTTCCATGAAAGAGGCTTGTGGGGCTTTGAGCATGTGCCAGTGAAGGTTGTCGGGGATTGGCAGACCTCGGTCGGTGTAGTAGCCCAGAAGGGCTTCGAGCCCCGGTTCGAGCGCGAGGTAGAAGACCTCGAGGCCTTGGTCTACGAGTGTGCCGATGCTGTGGGTTTTACCCGTGCCGGCAGGCCCTATTAACAGGACATTGAAACCGGGGAGGACGGACTTGACAGCCTCGGCTGCGGTGGGAGTTTGAGATTGAACGGGAGTGTTCATTGCCATTTTCCTTTAGTGAGTTTGTGAAATTTGTCAGCGAGCTTGACACATGCCATGCCCACACCGACAATTAACCAGCTTCCGAGCCAGTAGGCAAGGGCTATGAGGATAATACTTATGATGATGATGTGCATGGCAGTGTCTCGCGGGATGGTTAGTAGACCTTACCGTGTTTGGGCGGCCGGGTCAGGTTGCGCCGCGTTGGATTGCTTCGATTTGCTACTGGTAGCCGTTTGGTATCCTTTCCCAAGATTCAATGTGCCGTTCAAGTTCCCACTGCAGC